CTATTACCGTGGATTCCGCATCAGCAACTTGATGTAATCGAAACCCCGATAAGAGGGTACTTTAAAAGGGGACAGAAATGTCCCCTTTTTTTATGTCTAAATATAAGACAGGAGATTTGAATGACAGCCACTACAAGAAACCCATCTAATCCAAACTTTCTTCAACCGAATAAGTTTATATTAACATTTGCAAGATTGCCAAATGTGCAGTACTTTTGTCAATCATTAAGTGTGCCAGGAATTTCTATGTCTGAAGCACAACAATCAAATCCGTTCATTGACTTATATGTACCTGGCGAAAAGGCCACATATGACTTATTGAATATTACTTTTCTTATAGACGAAGAATTAAAAGCGTGGGTAGAAATTCACGATTGGATTCGTGCGATGACCTTCCCAAAAGAGTTTGAAGAATACCAAAGACTTGGTACATTAAACAAATTTATATCTAAGAGTGCAGTTAAGAAACCTCAGTATTCGGATGCATCAGTTGTAATACTATCATCATCAAACACACCATATTATCGTTTCAATTTTCACGATTTGTTCCCAGTTTCTATTTCTACCTTTGTTATGAGTGCCACAGATGACCCAAGTAGCACAGTTAGCGCAGACGCTACATTTAGGTATAGTTACTACGATGTGCAAAAATTGTTTTAAAATAGCTTGACATTATTATGAATTGAGAGTATACTCCGCAAAGGAGGCTTTAACTATGAAACAACTTGACGAACTACTAGAAGAATGGCGGAAAGATTCCGACATTGACAGAACAGAACCTGGCAAAGCATTGCTAGATATACCAAAGATGCACAGTAAGTATTTAAATATACTTTCAAGGCATCGTTTACTTTCCAAAGAATCTGAATTCAAGTATAACAGAATGAAGAAACTTAAATGGGAATATTACACAGGTAAATTGGATGATGAAGACCTTGAGAAGTATGGATGGAAACCATTTCCATTTGTACTCAAATCCGACATCACTACATATATGGATAGTGATGAAGATGTCAACAAGTATATAGCTAATAAAGCTATGCATGATGAGATTGTTGATGTTTGTACCGCTATATTAAAAGAGTTGAATAGTAGAACATTTCAACTCCGTGACTTTATAGCATGGGAAAGATTTATTCAAGGTGTCTGATTTAATACTTCATAAGAAGAATGAAGCTTTCATTCAGTTCGAATGTGATAGAAACATTGCACAAGAACTGAGTGACTTCTTTACCTTCTACGTTCCGGGTTATCAATTTGTCCCAGCCTACAAAAGTCGTTTGTGGGATGGTAAAATTAGATTAGCTGACTTGCGGAGCTTTTCAATATATCATGGTCTAGTACCCTATATTGAAAAGTTTTGCAAAGAACGTGATTATACATTAGAGATTGATTCTGATGTATCAACAACAGAAAATTATTCTGCAATTGAAGCTGCAGAGTTTGTTAAGTCATTAAAGTTACCGCATGAGATTAGAGACTATCAATTAAAGTCTTTCATTCATGCCATTCGTAATAGAAGAATTCTTTTACTATCACCAACTGCATCTGGCAAATCTTTGATACTATATTGTATCATACGTTACTTGCAACAAGAACATAAAAAAGGTTTATTGATTGTTCCAACAACATCATTAGTGGAACAAATGTATTCTGACTTTGCATCATATGGTTATGACTCAGAAGAATACTGTCATCGACAATATGCTGGTAAAGATAAACATACAAAGAAATTTCTTACCATCACAACATGGCAATCAATCTATAAGAACGAAGGTGATTACTTTGAACAATTTGATTTTGTTTTAGGTGATGAAGCGCATCAATTCAAGGCCAAATCTCTTACAACAATTCTATCTGGTTGTACAGCGGCTAAATATAGAATAGGGACAACAGGGACACTTGATGGTACTCAAACACATAGATTAGTATTGGAAGGATTATTTGGTCCAGTATACAAAGCAACATCTACTGCTGAGTTGATTGAAAAGAAACAGTTGGCAGAATTTAATATCAAGTGTTTGATTTTAAAATATTCTGATGTTATCTGTAAAGAATGCAAATCTTGGGACTACAACCAAGAACTAGAATACATAGTTATGAATAAGGCGAGAAATGATTTTATTCGTAATTTGGTTTTATCACTAAAAGGTAACTCATTAGTTTTATTTCAATTTGTTGAGAAACACGGTAAACATTTATATGAGAATATCAAAGAACATGCAGGTAAAAGAAAAGTCTTTTTTGTATTTGGTGGCACGGATGTTGAAATTAGGGAATCGATTCGTGCAATTACTGAAAGAGAACTTGATGCAATCATTGTTGCTTCATATGGTACTTTTAGTACTGGCGTCAACATTCGCAATCTACATAATGTTATCTTTTCCTCACCTTCTAAGTCAAGGATTCGTAATCTACAATCAATAGGCCGTGGTCTAAGATTAGGTGATAACAAAGAAGCTGCAACTTTATTTGATATTGCAGATGATTTTAGAATTGGCAAATTTACCAATTATACATTGAAACATTTTGTGGAACGTGTTAAAATATATGACGAAGAAAAATTCAATTACAAATTTTACAACATAGAACTCAAAAATGCTTAGCACAACAGAATCAACAATCAAGATAGTTCGCTTACAAAGCGGTGAAGATATCATTGCAAATTGTATGGCAATAGAAGATAATGATACTGTTATATTAAATAGGCCAATGCACATTGTCTTTAAAAGAATATCATCTGGAAGATCCATGATGATGATGATGCCTTGGTTACCTATTGAATTAATTAAAGAAAATTCAGCTACAATTTATGAAGCAGATATTCTTACAGTCATTGATCCAAAAGATGATTTAATAGAATATTATTCTAATGCGGTAGATGATGAAGATTTGACTCATGCATCTGAAGCATCTATTCGTCCACATTTATTTAATGATGACGATGACGATGAAGAACCTACAGATGAAGAATTAGATGAAGAAGAATTAAACGAAATTTTAAAAGAGAAAAAAAATCATAGGATGCATTGATATGGATTATAGTGATGTTGTTGTAAAGAAACCTTGGGGTATGGAATACCTATGTTATAGAAATAAAGATGTTGCAATTTGGTTATTGCATATTGAAAAAGATAAAGAAACTTCTATGCATTGTCACCCAAATAAAAATACGGGTTTCGTTGTATTAAAAGGTAAAGTAGAATTATCTTTTCTAAGAAATACTATTAAGTTGAAAGCCCTAGACAAGATTCATATCTTTAGGTCTAGATTTCATTCTACTAAAGCTGTATCTAAAGATGGTGCATTTATTTTTGAAGTTGAGACACCAGAAGATAAACATGATTTGGTTAGACTAGAAGACAAATATGGTAGAAAAGGTAAACAATATGAGGGCACTAAACATCATATAGATAAAACAGATAACTGTATTTGGATACCTGAAGCTAAAGATAACGAAGATGTTATTGAATTGTTTGGATATAAAATAAAACATTTTATACCTGTCAAGAAAAACTTATTAAAAGCTAAAGAAGAAGACTTATACATTGTAACACAAGGTGGTGTTTGTACACACACTAACCAAAAAATTGTATGGCCTGGTGATGTTATTGATGGTCATACTCTTTCTCGCCTGTTAAAGGCATTTTATTTTGATTCAACTACAACTATGATTTCGATTACAAAATGATACATTTATTTGACTTAGACTTGACAGTTTGGGATTGTTTTAACAAGAAGAATGATCCTATTTGGGCAAAACAAATGGTTTTTCCCTTTAATAATACCGATGACGTTATTGTTGATGACGTTGGCTCTATTTGCATGCTCAGAGAAGGTGTAAGAGAGTATTTAAAATATCTTGAAGATAACAATCATAAAATTGGTTTTGTTTCTGCTGGTAAACACCCAACAATACCCTATGAACATCAACAATCAGTACATCTATTGAGAAAATTTGGCATATACAAACACTTTAATTATATTAAAAGATTAGAATCTAAGATATATGATAAGACACTTGATGTTAGATTTCTAGTAGAGAAGATAGTGTTCTATGACGATAATGACGAAGTGCTAAATAAGATGAAACAGTTTAAACATGTAATAACTGTTGACACAAAAGAACTTGATTGGAATGATTTGATTGGTAAAACATATGACTGATATATTATTTGTACATCCTAACGCATCTGAAAAGATTTATCAAGGCCTTGCAAAGAACAATGCCGCAATTGAACCTCCTATTTGGGCTGCAATGTTGGCAAATAGTGTTCGTGCAAAAGGATTTAAACCTGAAATCTTAGATGCAGAAGTAGAAGGTTTAGATTACCTATCTGCGGCTAAAAGAATCACAGAATATAAAGCGAAGATTGTTTGTTTCGTTGTATATGGTCAACAACCA